CAGTTTTATTTAATGGTATAATCAATTATCATGTGTGCTCCTACAGTAGAAAAATATGGCGCCTCGCCAGCAAATATCCAATGGACAGTAGTCCGTGGAGACACAGCAACCCTGCTTGTACAGTTTTTAGAGGATGATGAAATAACTCCTTTTGACTGCGACGAATGGACCTTTAGAGCAACTGCCTACGATCCAATGGGAAATGTATTAGATAACCTAACTGTAACTGTTGATGACAATGAGGCAACAATTACGGCTCCCGCATCAGTCACAGAGGACTGGGGCACTGGCTATAATCAGGTAGCAGCAGAGTTAAGATTTGACCTTGAGGTAATTATAGAAGGTGGTAGCGGACCAAATGCAGACACAGTTTGGACTCCAGTTATAGGAACCATATGTGTTTTAAGTGATATGACGCCAGGTTTATAATGCCAATAGTAAAAGTTTCAAACCCTACACCACTTCTACCGCCAGTAATAAAAATTGGCAAAAAAATATTTAAAACTAAAATAAAGTAGTTAGGATAAGTCATGGCTAAAAGCATGGACTTTCCCCAAAAGAAAAAATATTTAGAAACAATTCAAGAAGTTAGAACAACTGAGTATATTGCCGTTCCTGGAATTACTGGAGAAAAAGGTGATGTAGGACCAGCAGGTCCACAAGGAGAACGCGGACCAAAGGGCGATAAAGGCGATAAAGGTGATATTGGTAGACAGGGTCCACAGGGAGAGCGTGGAGAGCCAGGAAGGGCAGGGGATGGATACGATAGCCCATCTGGTCAGTATCCTGGTTGGGGATATTATGCAAACCAAAGTACTCAGGCCTATAGGCTAGGTCCAGAAAGAGGAGAAGATGGTTGGGTAAGTTTTTTCCTAGATATAGACGAATCCAAAACCATTGAATCTTATTTACCGAATAGATCAGTTTCTTTATTAAATCCAACAACAAAAACTATAAATTTAAAAACCTTAAAAATTGGTTCAAAAATAGATATTAGATATGATTTTTCTTTAGAAACCTATGCCCCAAATACAGAGGTTTGGATCAGAACTCTTTTGCGAGATGAGAATATCTCCCCAATTGAATACGTTGGTTTACTTAAGTATCAATACTCATACGATATCTCATATTGTCAAACCATCTTTATCAATAGCGATATAATTAAAACCTATGGCGGAAAACCTCAAATCAGAACTGATAATGAAAGTTCTTTTATTTTAAAAGGTATATATATATCAGTATCTTAGTGGTATAATGTTACAGGAGGACTAATGGCATTTCCAGGCACATATAATTTTAATTACTACCGTGGTGATAGGTATGAATTTGTAATCCGTCCAAAAACCGCAAACGGTGGGGCTTTTGATTTAACAGGATATAGCGCAAATTTTTTTGTTGCTAGTGCAAGAGGCGAAGGTAAAACTCAGTACGAAATGCAGGCTGTTGTTGATGGTTCTGCAGATACTGTAACTTGTACAATCCTTCCAGGCGCAGGAGAAGAACTAACTGCTGGAAATTATGTCTATGATGTTCAAATAGATTCTGGTGCAACATTAGTTTATACACTTTTAACGGGGACTGTAACAGTAACAGATGATATTTCTGGAGCAGATGATTCATAATGGTTGATGTATTACTCAATACCGACGATGTTGTTGTTATAGGCCCACCAGAGTCAATTGACTTATTGGTTGACATTGGACCACAAGGAACTCGTGGTAGCAAATTTATCGTTGGTTCTGGAGAGCCTAATGCACTGACAGCCAGTGGTGTTTTATTTGGAAACACTTTAATTTTAAATGATATGTACATTAATACCGCTCCAGGAGAAAATTATGGATATATGTATCAATATATTTCTCAGGCTGGTGCAAATACTTGGGTTCAGGTTTTAAAGGTAAGTCCAGCAATCTATTCAGCCGTAGAAATAATTTCATTTACGTCTGGTGCAGCATCAATTACGATTCCAATATCAAATATAGTAACAGTTAGTGGTTCACCACTTACCGCTTCAAACTTCAATGTTCAATTTAGAATTGAAGGGGCAAATCCAATCGCATCAGCAATGGAGATCCCTGCTTTAGCAGGGGCTGGAACAAACTTAGTAATAAATTTTGACGCAGTTCAATATAGCGGTGGTACTTGGTCAGCACTTACTGGAAGTAAGACAGTCCATCTATTTATCTCTATAGTTTAACAAAAATGGTATAATCTTTATAGAGGTGACCACATGGCTGTAGAAAATATAGGAAACTTAGTACCAACTAAAATTCCAGCATTAAGTGATGATGCTAATATTCAAGATGCCCTAAAAGCGTATCATTATGGATCTTATGATTTTAATACCGCAGAAACTAATACGGCAAATCTTTTAAATCCATCTATTGCTTACAGCATTACTAATTTACAAACTCAAATTACTACAAAGGCTGCACTAGAAGTTGCAGCAAGGGATATTTCAAGAGCGACAACAACTGCTCCGACTGCAGCAGCATTTACAGCGTTTTCTAATACAATACCAGATGGATATGTTTGGCTAGACACAGACTCGTCCGCAGGGGTTGGATACTATTCAGCAACTTCTGCGTATACAACAACTGCCCCATCAACAAATTTAGCAAATGGCCTTATTTGGATTAAAAAAGGTTCAAGCCCACTTGAAATGTATGTTTATAATGGCGACACTAGCACATTTGATCAGGTGGTCTAATGCCTACGGTATTTGATTCAGACGGTAAGGCAGCCTACGTATATAATGTAGCAAATGATACATGGTATCAAGTTTCTGGAAAGACCGATATCTCTGGAACATTTGAATGGACGGGACTACATACACACCTATCTAACTTTACAACTGCAGAAGCATCTGTTGCAAAAAAAGGAACCAATAATTTTCTTAACCCAGCAGCCAGAGATGCAGCAATTCCTTCCCCTACTGCTGGCACAATATGTCTAATTAGACAAAATTCTGGGGGGACAACAATAAATGAAATACAAGTTTATATTGGTAGTACTTGGAGAACAGTTTTACCATCTCCAGTCGGACAAACAGATAAATTTTTAAAAAGTGATGGTACAATATCCGTATGGGAACAAAGCCCAGATGCAATGACACAAGTAATTTTAATGATGGGAGCCTAAAGTGGCAGTAAGTTATAAGGTCTTAGGTCAAGCAAAACCTACAGCAGCGACAAATACAACTCTTTATACAGTTCCAACTGGTGCTGGTAACTATGCAGTTATATCTTCTTTAGTTGTTACTAATGTAACTGGAGATGGAACCAGTGTTCGGGTTGCAATTCGTCCAGCAGGAGAAACACTTGAAAACAAGCATTATATTCTTTATGGAAATGCAGTTTCTCCATATCAAACTCAGGCTTTTACAATTGGAATTACTGTAGCATCAACAGATGTTGTTACCGTTTATGATGAAAACGGAAAATGTTCATTTAACTTATTTGGATCGGAGAATTCATAATGGCAATTAATGTTAACCCAGGATCACCATTAAGACACGTCTCAACCTTTACCTCATCAGGAAATTATTTAGCACCAGCAAACGCAAACCTAGCATTTGTGTCAATACATGGAGCATCAGGTGGCGGTGCTGGTAGTACTTCTGCTAGCCAAGGTGGCACAGGTGGCTCAGGTGTTGTTGCAGGTGCTTTTGTTCAGATAACCCCTTCTGGAAATCACGTAGTTACAATAGGAGCAGGTGGTGGTGGTGGCTCAGGTCGCACATCGCCAACGCCTGGAGATACAGGTGGCACAGGTGGTACCACAATATTTGATGGTGCACTTATTGTTCTTGGTGGTGCAGGTGGCGCAGGACAGTCCAGGTATGGTACGGGTGCAACTGGCGCTGCTGGCACTGCAAGTGGAACAACAGCCCTAACTAGTTTAAGTCCAACAGGAGCATTAATAAGGACTGGAACAATTACAACCCAAGCAACTGGTGCTGCTTCAGGTGGTGCAGGTGGAAATGCCCCTGGTGGTAGATATGGCGTTGGTAATTCTGGTTCTTCTGGTACCTCTGCACAACTTCACATTTACATTTAAGGAGAAAATATGAAAAAATATGCCGTATTAGATGATAATTCAAGAGTTGTTAATATTATAGTTGCTGCATCATTAGACATTGCAGAAGAAGTAACTTCTTCTTATTGTGCATTGATTCCACTAGGAACGTTTGCTGATATCGGTTATACATATGCCGATAGCACATTTACCGCTCCAGCAGTAGAAGAAACCCCTACTGAAGAGACACCCGCTTAATAATTTAATATAAAAAACCCCCAAAGGAGAAATCCAATGGGGGTATTTTATTGATTAATTTTATTGCTTACATGGATATTTGTTGTACCATTCTTGATACCTTTTTCCATTTACGGAACTCCATGCAGACCAGTCTTTTCCACCCTTAGTCATGTGAAGAGCAATTTGTGCGTTGACTACTGGGTTTAATAACTCAGCATTTGAGTCTAACTCAAACTTTTCTCTACGATCTGACCCTAATTCTCCAAGCATATTTATTTGAAATACACCATAAGAACTATCTCCAGTTTTTACGTTACCGTTAAAAGCAAGAGGACGACCATTAGACTCTGCCTTTGCAATAGCACAAGCAGACCTCAAAGTCTTTCCTTCAAACCCTACATGACGTAACATATCCACCAGTTGCTCATCAGTTAAATTATGAGCATTTTCATACTTTTCTAATTTTTTCTCTTTAGAAACCAAAAAGGCCACCTTTTGGGTGGCAGACTTCACGGACTCTTTAATTAGTAAGTTGTTTTCATTCGTTGCATTTGCAGCCCCTGAAAAAACAGTACCACAAATAACCAACGATAATACCCCTAGCCAAACATTTGCTTCTCTCATTGTAAAATACCTCCTAGAGAACAAATGCTACCAAGTAGGTAGCATGTATTAATTATAACATGAATTTGGCAATAGAGTCAAGTTTGAGTAATAAAATATAAAAATATTTTAAATATCATATTAGTTGATGGTATAATGATATAACTATGGCCGCTTTATATAGAAATACCGATGAATCTGCAATGTCGCCTCAGCCAACGGCTCCTGCAACATATAATCTTGGCAATATCCCACCACTTGTAAATTGGACGGTAGTTGTAGGAGATAGCGCTTCTTTTAGAATTTATGTAGAAGATGATCTTGGAAATGAATTAGATTATACAAATGATGAAAGCGGAGATATCACTGGCTGGGATATAAAAGCAGATTTTAGAAGGTATTCAGACAATGTCGGAACCGACTTAGTATTTAGTATAACTCCATATGCAACAGTCTTTGATGATCCAGGAGAATTCACAGTAACCATATCACCAGAACAATCTAAGCAATTAAAAACTGGTGACGTATTTGACGTTCAGTTAACTGACGCTAATCGTGTTTGGACGGTATGTCAAGGTGAAATGATCATGATAGGCGAAGTTACAGATCAGAGTTAATAAATGGCTATCACAAGAATTAGCAATATATCAAACCCCGTTTCTATTCAAGACATAAAACCAACAAAAACTCTTTCTAATATAAAACCCTTTAACTCAACAGCATCTAATGTTGCTTTAGGTACAGTTCTTGCTATTGCTACATTGACTAATACCGTCGCAGTTTCTGACTTAAAACCAATACCGTCAAATTTTCAAAAAGTAGACTATGCAAAAGTTATTACGCCATCATCAGTTTTACCTTTTAGACTTACAATTACAAACGTTGGTATTGAAGGATACGATCCAGCAAATCCTCCTGGAATCGGTATTCAGATAATTGGTTTTTCTAACTATATACTTTAACATAATGATATAATAGCCACATGGCAAAGATATCAACCACCAACGTAAAGGCTCTGTTTCAAACAGGCGATAGACCAACACAAGAAAACTATATAGATTTAATTGATAGTACTTCTGCTAGGTCTACCGATCTTGGATCAGACGGCAATAACGAGTTAACAATTAATGGAATTGAAAACTCAACCGTGTTTGATAATTTTGCATCAAGTGAGTTTAGATCAATGAAATATATGGTCTCACTCAAGTATGTAGCAGGCGGTGCAAATAAGTACTCTGTTACAGAATTAACGATATTGAATGACGGATCAGATGTATCTGTTAGTCAATACGGAACAATTGAAAATGATGGGAATATTGGCACCATCTCTGTTTCAAAGGCTGGAGATACAGTTTCTTTAACTGTAGTTCCTGTGGGGGGAAGTACACCTATAACTCTACGCTATTTGCGTATGGGATTAAAGGCCTAACCAAGGAGATAAAAGATGGCAACCGTAACAAAAGATTTTAGAGTAAAATCGGGACT